CCATTCGAGCTAACGGCGAGGAGCGGATCGAGCACCCGTCCGGCGGGTTGATTCGCTTCATCAGCGGCCGCAGCCAATCGGCGGCCCGAGGGTTCAGCTTCGACATCGTGGTCCTCCCCAGCCACTCCGACAGTGAGCCGTACCGGCCGACCCTGCCGTCCGAGTGGATACGCGTGTGACCGTCCGCGACGGTTTCGCGATCTTCGTGCTCACCCACGGCCGGCCGAAGTTCCTGGCGCAGCACACGGCGCGCGCGCTCCACGCCGACGGCTACACCGGCCCCTGGTGGATTCTCCTCGACGACGCCGACGAGACGCGGGCCGAGTATGAGGAACGCTGGCCCGGCCGCGTCCTGATCTTCCACAAGGACGACGCCCACGCCGACATGGGTGACAACGGCGGCCCCACCGGCACGATCATCTACGCCCGGAACGCCGTCGACCGGATCGCCGCCGAGCTGGGCCTCACCTGGACGTTGCAGCTCGACGACGACTACAACTGGTTCGGCCACCGCTTCGTCGACGGGGCCGCGCTCCGCGGCTGCATCACCCGCCGCTTCGACGAGGTGATCGAAATCTATCTGGACTTCCTGGAGGACACCGGAGCGCTCACCGTCGCGTTCGCCCAAGGCGGCGACTACATGGGCGGCGCCATGGCTGGCTTCCAGACGACGCGGGTTCGGCGTAAGGCGATGAATAGTTTCTTCTGCCGCGTCGGCCGCCCCGTCGGCTGGGTAGGCCGGTTCAATGAGGATGTCAACGCCTATGTCGCGAAAGGCGCGACAGGTGAGCTGTTCCTCACCGCCGCCGACTTCGCCCTCGACCAAGTGTCGTCGCAGCAGGCGTCCGGCGGCATGACCGACGGCTACAAGCAAATCGGGACATACGCTAAGAGTTTCTATTCGGTGATGTTTGCGCCGTCCGCCGTCAAGATCACCACGCTGGGCCGTCTCTACGATCGGATCCACCACACGGTGCTGTGGAACTCGGCGGTGCCGAAAATCCTCCCCGAGGCACATAGGAAACCGCCGGCACGGGCGGCCGGCGGCTCCCCCTAACTCCCTAGCGGACGTATCGCTTCAAGGCGCGTCGGATCACGTCGGCGACGGTCTCCTCGCGCTCCTCCGCCCGCGCCTGCACCTGCTCGACAAGCGCCCGGTCCAGCCAGGCGGTGACCATCTTCTGGTTCTCCCTACGCTGGCCCGGCATCGCCGTCCACCTTCCGTTTCAGCGCCGAAATTTGGAGTCTGATGCCCTCGCCGGCCATCCCCCGTAGCATTCGCTCAAGCTCTTGCTCGGCTTCGACCTCGGTGCGCATCATCAGACAGGAGCCAACACCACCGCACTGATCTTTATCCGGGTGTTGTTTGTCGTGCGCCTCGTAAAGATCCATCAGTGTTTGCAGAGAGGCTTCGTAGCTCAACACGATTTGCTTGATCATCAGGCCACCTTCCGTTTCAGCGCCTCGAGACGTTTCTTCTGCCGGTTGATGTTGCCGGACAGGTTCGCCGCCCAGTAGGCGGGCGCCGCCCCGTTCTCCCGAATCTGGTAGCTGGCGTGTTGCGCGGTGCTCGCCAGCTGCGCCTGCTGCCTCTCATCTAGCAGGGACGTATCCCGCTGGCCTTTGCGGCAGCTCGCGTTGTACGCCTTGATGCGGTCCCGCTCCGCCTCTAACCCGGCGATCCGGGCCTCTAGAGCTTCGATGGCGTCCGGGTCGTCGGAGTAGATAGCGCCCGCCGCTGCGGCTTCGATGCCGTCGGCGCGGGAGGCCATACCCTCCGCTTTCCGCAGACTCTCCAACGCCCGATCATCCCGGGCGTTCATCCGCTCCCGCGCCGGAATATGCCCCGGCTGGGTGATGAACGCCCAATCGCCGCGCAGCTCCGGCTGCGACTCCAACGCCTCCTCCGCCGCCTGCTGCCGTTTCTCAGCCCAGCCGCGGAGCCGCTCCGCCTTACGCAGCCGGCGCTCCCGGTACGTCATGACTGCCCGCCCAGGGTGTGCGCGAGGGCTAGGGCGTCGAGCGCCTTGCCCTCCAGCTCGGATGCCAGGTCGGGGTTTGTGACCACCTGCGCCGTCGAGGTGACCGCCTGCATGACGCCTCCCGCCGTCGCGTCTCCGCCCTCGATGAAATGCTGCAGGACCAGGTCCCGCACCTCCTCCGGGAAGTTGAGCCGCTTCGTGACCGTCCGCACCGCCTCGTCGTACGGCCGGGTGAGCTTACGGTCCGACTGGTCCTCGATAGCCTTGATGACCTTCTCCAGGTAGCCGGGGCTCAGCACGGTCCGCACCACGTCGGTGGTCCGGGAGGTCATCAGCTCCAACTGCTTCTGCTTCGTCTCCTCCGACCACCGGATGACACCCTCGTCGAGTTTCCGGCCTAGGTGGACGCCGCGGATGGCGTCGACGTTCCGGGTCATCCCGTTCTTGCACACCAGCACCGTGATCCGCGGTGTGATCGACCAGGCGCCGTTGCCGGTTTCCGAATTGGAAATGACGAACCCGGAATGCACCACCGGATTGTCTAGGCCGGTGGCGCCGGTGAACGGGCTCCGGTAGTGCCGCAGCAGCACCGGCGCCACCGCCGAGATTTGCGGCGCGGAAACCCGGACGTACATGCGCCGGTCGGACAGGTCGCACGAGTCGACCTCCACCTCCACCCCGGCCTGCTTCACACCCGCCAGGGCGGCGGTCAGAGCGTCGAAATGGTCCAGGATGCCGTACTGGTCGGACAGGAACGCGCGCGCCACCCCGACCCCATCCTGGCCGCGGAACGCGCGGAGCAGGAACGCCCGCGGGTCCGGGTCGGTACCCGGCCGCACCCTCTCCGTCACACCGTTGATGGTGCGGACCAGTGGACGGCGGCCGTGGAGCCAGCCGTTGACGTTCGCGTCGTACAGGTCGGTCCGGGTCTCCCGCAGTCGCCTTAGGTAGGCGGTCGGAATACCCAGCTTCGCCGCCACGCCCTCATCAAAGACCTCGGTCGGCTGGTAGATGCCGTCCACGTCGTCGACCCCCTCCGGGGTCAACTGCGGGTCCGCGCCCTTCACCACGATCTGGCCGTTGCTGGCCCGAATCTTCGTTGCCGGCGCTACTAGGTCAACCTTCCGCGCCTGCTGGTCCTTCAGCATCTCTGCCAGGTCCGCCAGGGTAGCGTTTCGTACCTCGGTGCTCGTGCTCATGTTGTCTCCCTTTCCGTGCTTGATTGGTTGTCGAACCATTCGTCGATCTTGGTTTGGCAGGCGTCGCAGTGGATGCCCTCGTCGTCGCGGAGGACCGCCCCGCATTCCTCGCACCGCTCGGCCTCTAGTTCCCGCGCGGAGTCCGGGGTCTCTGGCCGGATGTGGCCGCACTCGCTCGCGGGCCCGCCGCACGTTTGGCAATCGTCGTCGGGCCCATACGTCGCCGGGTAGCGGTCGGCGCTCATGCGTCCTCCCCCATCTCCTCGTGCAGCAGCTCCCGGGCCGCCTCCGGGTTCAGGTACGCGTTGATGATTGAGTCGGCCCAATCCGGGTCGCCCAGGTGCCACTGCGCGCATGCGCGGGCGGCGCTGAGGCCGTCCGGGGAAGCCTCCGCATGTTTCCTCTCCCGCGTCGCTTCATGGCAGCCGCAGTCAGGGGAGTGTTTGCCCATCTCGTCCTGAGCGTGCGCGGCCGACTCAGCCTCAGCGGCCGCCTTCTCGGCCTGACGCCGGCGGTACGCCGCCAGCGGGCTGCTGTCCGGCTCCCGCGGGGAGCCCTGCGGGTAGCGGTAGCTCACGACACACGCTCCCAAAGGTTCTCGGGTACGTCGTACGGCCGGTCGGTGTGATCACCCTGCAGCAGCCACACGGTCCGCGGAGTCTCAGACTCCTCACGTTCCACCGGGCATCTGGGGTGATGTTCTAGCCCTTGCACGATACGTAGCCGGTCCGCGCTGTCGGTGATCGGCTCAACTTCCAGCAGGGCGTCACATTCACATTGCGGCTCCTCCTCGGTGACGCCGGCGAGCTGGTAGGCCAGCGGGTAGTTCGGCTGGTACGCCAGCAGCAGCGGCGCCTCATCCTCGAACTCTTCGAGCAGCTCCCGCAGCTCACCCACCGTGGTGATCATGACGCGCATCCGCAGACGAGCGGCCGGCCTAGCCGGGTCGCTTCGGCGTGTAACACGGGGAACTGACACCGCCGCCGCGGCGGGCGGGTTATGGACTCCGGCGCGGTGCGGTACAGGTCGAAGGCGGAGCCGTAATGCTGGGCGGAGGTCGTCTGGGGCAGTAGGGACGCCGGCGTGAAGCCTAGGTTGCGGCGGCACCATTCCTGGACCAGCGAGTAGGGCTGGCCGATTAGGACGCTGGAGGCTAGGTCGACGACCATGTCGTCGCTGAACTCTTCACCTACGTCCGCGCGGGCGTCCCGCTCCGCGGCCGCCATGATCTCTTCGATTTCCGCGTATTTCATTGATCACGCCACCTCTCCTGTGGAGGGGTGCCGCACCCACATGCGGGACGGATTCATATCCGAACCCCGGAGGTCGGGCGCGTCAACGGCGCGCATCACGTACCACGGGTCGCCGTCCGCCTCGCGGCTGGAAACCTCACCGACGACTCTGCGTCGTAGGTCGTAGTCCCACACGCGGAGTCCGGGTACGACTTCCACCCCGTCTAGCGTGTGTGTCTGGCTGACTCTCATCTTGTCCTCCTCGTCCCGGGGGGCCGTGCGCCTCCCGGACCTCCAACTATACCCGGGTGTATATACACCTGTCTATACACCTGGGAGGTGGTTTGGTGGGTGACGTGCTCCCGCTCGCGGGATCTCCGCCGGAGCCGCCGCGCACCCTCGGCACCGAGGGCCGCCGGCTCTGGGACTCCATCTGGGGATTACGCCGGCCGTGGATTGACCGCGCCGCCGACCTGGAACACGTGGCGATGCTCTGCGAATCCATGGATGAGCGGCAGTTCGTGCGGTTGAAGGCGCTCCGCGGCGACGACTGGCGGGACCGGGTTGCGCTAAGAAACCTCGACGCGCAGATCGCGACGCTGATGGGCGCGCTCGGGCTGAACCCGGTCGACCGAAAGAGCTTGAACGTAGGAGGCGGTGGTGACGCTAACAGTCGACTCGCCAACCTCCGCGCGACACTTCCGGGCGCCGGCCCCGCCTAACATTCTCGGCTCCACCCTGCCGCGGGAGTTCACCCCGCCGCTGGTGCAGGGGGAGCCGGGTCCGTGCGGCTGCGGCTGCGCGTTGACCGCGGATACGTCACTCGGGTTCGCCTTCGAGGTGTTCTGCTCCGATGTCGTCGGCCGGCCGCTCGACCCATGGCAACGCTGGATGGGCATCCACGGGTTGGAGCGGCTCCCGGACGGCCGGCCGCGGTTCCGGCAGATCCTGGTGTTGGTGGCGCGGCAGAACGGTAAGACTGAGCTGCTGGTGCTGCTGTCGCTGTTCTGGATGTACATGCTGTGCGTCGGAATGATCTTGGGCACGTCGACGAAACTCGACTATGCCCGCATCTCGTGGGTCAAGCTCGTTGACCTGGCCCGTTCCGTCGAGGACCTGAACGTTGAAATCGCGCAAGTCCGATCCGCCAACGGTGAGCAAGAGATCATCATCGTCAACGGTTCCGCCTACAAGATCGCCGCCTCCAACGAGGAAGGCGGCCGCAGCTTAACGGTGGCCCGGCTCGTTGAGGATGAGCTGCGGCAGCATCACGACTGGTCCGCCCACGACGCCGCCGAGAACGCGATGAACGCCGAACCGGGGGCCCAAGCCTGGGCTATCAGCAACGCCGGCGACGACCGCTCCGTGGTCCTCAACGCCCTGCAGGAGCAGGCTCGCACCTTCATCTACACCGGCCGCGGCGACTACCGCCTCGGCTACTTCGGCTACACCGCCCCCGACGGCTGCGCCTGCACAGACCTGGAGGCGCTGGCGTGGGCCAACCCGAACTTAGGGCGGAGGGTCGACGTGGAGTCTCTGATCGCCCGGGCGGAACGGGCCGCGCTCGCCGGCGGGGACCAGGAGATCGGTTTTCGTACCGAGGCGATGTGCCAGCGGGTGCAGCGGATGACCCCGCAGCCGGTGTCCCTAACCGCCTGGGCGGCGACCGCGCAGGATGTGGAGCCGAACGGGCCGCCGGTGTTCTTCGTGACGATCGCCAAGGAGATGGCCTCCGCCACCATCAACATGGCGGCGCTTCACGACGGCGTGCCGCATGTGGAGTTGGCCGAACATCTTCCTGGCATCGACTGGCTGACCGGCCGGCTCCGCCAACTGCACGAAAACCATCCGGGGGCGACGTTCGCCGCCTACGCGGCCGGCCCGGTGAAGGCGTGGAAACCCACCTTGGCGGAACCGTACACGCGGGCCGACGGTGAGGTTGTACCCGGCTTCGAGTTGGAGCTCCTCACCGCCACCGCCGCGTCCGCCAGCTGCGCGCACATCCAGAAGCTGACCGGCCATCGGGCGCTCACCCACCACCCGGACGAGGTGTACACGGAGTCGCTGAAAGGCGCCGAAGTACGGAACTTGGACGGCGGCTCCTGGGCCTGGGACTGGACCAAGTCAACGAGTGATCTGGCGCCGATAGCGGGCGCGTCCGGCGCCCTCTGGCTGCTGGAGACGGGCGGCCAGCTCATCATCGACGGCGACCTAATGGCATGAGAGGAGCGAACCCCTTGTCAGTAACAGCGGCGCAGTGGCGCCAAGTCTTCGAGCGAGTCGAGTCCAGGGCGAAAACCCTGACCCCGCGGCGGGTGCTGCTCGCCATCATCACCGCCCCCTTCTTCGTGTTGGGCTGGCTCACCGCCTGGATCATCGGCGCGGTCTGGCTGTGCCTGGCCTGGGCGATATCGGCGGTGCAGCTCGGCTGGATCGACGCCCGCGAAGTCGGCGCGCGCCGGCGTGCCCGTAAGCAGCTCAAAGACATGTACGGCGGCGGCCGCTGATGGGCCTCATAGAGCGGGTGGCGGCGAAGTTCACGGCGCGCCGCGGAGGCGAACTGTCTTGGCCGGTCGGCTCCGTGTCTGCACCCAGATTCGAGGGGTTCACGGGGCATCCGCCGAGCTACGACCCGGAAACCTACGGCGACTATTTGGCCACCTCCGCGGAGGTTTACGCGGCGGCGTCGCTCCGCGCCCGGCTGATGGCCAGCCTGAAGCTGCGGCTGTACGACGGCGACGGCCCGAAGCGCGCCGAGATCACGTCCGGCCCGGCGGCGGACCTGCTGCGCCACGTCAACCCGTTCTGGACGCAACGCCGGCTGCTCCGCATGGATGAGCTGTCGATGTGTATCTGGGGCGAATCCGTCTGGGCCGTCGAAGGTGCCGACGTTAAGCGGCCGCAGGAAATCTGGTGGTGCAAACCAACCCAGATGCGGCCCGTCGCCGACCCGAACGACTACCTGAGCCACTACCTGTACCAGCCGATGAGCGGCGGCCCGGTGATCCGCTTCGAGCCCAACGAAATCGTCTGGTTCCGCTACCCCAACCCGCTCGACGAGTTCGCCTCCCTGTCCCCCTTAGTCGCCGCCCGGCTGGCTGCCGACACCGGCTCGGCGATGATGACCGCCAACCGAAACCTGTTCGCCAACGGTCTCCTCGGCGGCGGCGCGGTCGTCCCCAACGATGATCGGATCACCTTCACCCAGCCGCAGGCCGAAAGCCTGGAGGCGATGCTCGACGCCCGCTACCGCGGCGTGGACAAGGCGCACCGCTGGTCGGTGCTGCGCTACGCGGCGAAGTTCCAAAACCTGGCGGTATCGCCGAAGGACGCCGAGTTCGTCAGTGGCCTCGACCTGACCGCCCGCCAAGTCTGGAACGCCTACGGCATCCCCGCACCTCTGCTCAACGACCTGGCCCACGCCACCCTGTCGAATACCCGGGAGTTCGAGCGGCAGCTGTGGGTGCACACCCTGCAACCCGATGCGATGCTCCGCGCCGACGAAATCACCCAGCAGCTGCTGCCCATGTTCGGCCGCCGCTCCGGCCCGCCGGCATCCCCGAACGTCGCCGAGTTCGACTTCAGCAAGGTGGCGGCGCTGCAGTTCGCCGAAACCGAAACCTGGGACCGGGAGCGCCAGGCCATCGAGTCCGGCGCGATGACGATCAACGAATGGCGGCTCCGGCACGGTATGGCGCCCGTCTCCTGGGGTGACGTGTGGTGGGCGCCGGTCAACAAGTCGGCGGTATCCGGGGCGGGTTCCCGGCCGGAGGGCGACACCGCCCCGACCGGCGAACCGGTAGACGAAACCGACGCCGCCGGCGTCATGGCCGCCCTAGAGATGGGGCACTGGCAGATGCGGCATGGGCCGCTCGGGCTCAAAGCAAACGGCCACCTGGCCGCAACAAGGAGGTAAGTGATGACGACTGGACGGCCGACCACACTAGCGACGCTGGAGCGCGGCGGCGACGAGGATGCGCTGACGTTCACCGCCTCCTCCACCAGCCTGAACCGCTACGGGTTCAGGCTCCGCCATTCGGGTTGGAAGCTCGACAATTTCAACCTCAACCCGGTGATCCTCTATCAGCACATGGCGCACGTGCCGCCAATCGGTAGGGGCCGCGCCTCCCGTAAGAGCGGCAATGTCAACATCGGCATCACGTTCGACCGGGAGGACCCGTTCGCCGCCGCCATCGAACGTAAGTACCGGGCCGGCATCATGCACGCCGTCTCCGTGGGTTTTGACTTCGTCGATAAGGACGGCGCTCCGCTCAAAAACTGGTGGAGCATGACGGCGGAGCAGATCGAAAAGGAGGCGTACTACGACCTCGCCGAAGTGTCCGCCGTCGCAGTGCCGGCGGACCCGCAGGCGGTGCGGCAGCAGCACGCCGCCCTATCCACCGCCGGCATGGAGCTACTCGACCTCGCCGGCTGGCAGCGCGGCGAGGGCGGCATGCTCAGCCCGCCCACCGGCGACTCATTCGGCAAGGTCGGCGACACCGACACCCTCATCGCGCCGGTCCCGCCGACGCTGCCCGGCAACTCGGATTTCGAGCAGCGGCTAGCTGATCTCGAAGCACGGTTCGAGAGCCAATTCCAGACTGCGTTCGCCGAGCTGCGCCGCAGCCTCGGCCTCGACCAGGACGACGAGGACCAGGACGACGAACACCAGGACCAGCAGGAGGGGGACGGCGCCGCCGGAACCTACACCACCGACGCCGCGCAGGGTTTCCTGTCGGCCATCCGCCTCTGAGCGGGAAGGAGCAACACACAATGACCACTCAGGTCACGCTCGACGCGTTGGCCACCGACATCCGGCAGCGTTTGGACGGTATCTCCGCCGAGCTGTCAAGTCGGACCAGCGATGAAGCCCTCAAGGTGCTCGTGAAGGGCATTCTCGAAGGCCTCGGCGACGACGACGAAACGGTCCGCAAGATGCGGTTCGGCCCGTCCGACTCCTCGGAGCTGGTCGGCACGAAGTACAAGCGGTGGGGCCTCGGCGTCGCCGACGTGGAGTTCCTGCACGAGCTGCAAGGCTCGCTCAAGGGCCAAAAGAAGGTTTCGGCGCCAGGCGTCTACGGCGGCCCGTCGGAGGACCTCGACAAGGTGTTCGGCCAGGTTTCCGACGCCACCTACCTATCCGCGGAGGAGACCCGCAAGCTGGACCGGCAGGCCATCGACGACCTGTTCCCGCGGCTGCCGCTGAACATGTTCCACGGCCCCGATCGGGCTTTGGCCCGACGCGGCGCCTGGGAGGACACGGCCGCTTATCGGCGCGCCACCCTGGCGATGGACACCCAGGAATCCGGGTTCGGCCAGCAGCTGGTCGGCGCCCAGTACGTCGGTGAGCTGTGGGAGGCCGCGCGGCGCGAGTCGCGGGTCTTCAACCTCATCGAGTCGTTCGAGATGACTGCTCCTACGTCCTACCTGCCGGTTGAGGTGGACATCCCCGAGATGCTGTTCGTGTCGGAGTCGCTGACCTTCAACGCCACCAACTACGCGACGGTCAAGACCGGTAGCAACCGGGTGCAGGTCGACGCCAAGAAGTTCCTCATCCACCAGATATGGTCCGGGGAGATGGAGGAAGACTCGATCATTCCTTATATCCCGTTCCTGCGCCGCCAGGCCGCGTTCTCGATCGCGCACTACGCCGATTCGGCGGTGCTCAACGGCGACACCACCAACTCGGCTACCGGGAATATCAACCTGGACGACGCCGACCCGGCGGACACCAAGCATTACCTGGCGTTCGACGGAATCCGCCACGCAGCGTTGGTCGACAACACCAACAACGACAACGACGCCGGCGCAGTCGCACCCACCCTCGCGCTGCTCCACAACCTCCGCGGGGACATGATCGACCCCGCCAGGCTCGTCGACTGGGGACATCCCGCCAACAGCGACGACCTGGTCTACATCACCGACCCGGAGACCTCCGACCGCGTCGCGTTGATCGACGAGGTGCTGACGGTCGACAAGTACGGGCCACAAGCCACCGTGCTGACCGGCGAGGTGCTGAAGATCGCCCGGCATCCGCTCGTCTCCTCGATGGCCATGTCGAAGACCGAAGCCGACGGGAAGGTCTCCACCACCCCGGGTTTGAACATCCGCGGCCAGGTGGCGGCATTCAACCGGCGGGCGTTCAAGTCCGGCTGGCGGCGCCGCGTTCAGGTGGAAACCGAGCGGCTCCCCGCCACCGACCAGACCCGTCTGGTCTACAGCCTGCGGATGGGGTTCGGCCGGTTCACCCCGACCGGCGCCTCCTCAGGTATCGAGGCGGCCGCGACGCTCCGCAACATCCTGTTGTGAGTCGGGACCTCACACAGATGGCCGACAGGCATCCAGCAACGGCGGGTCTCCTGCGCTACTTCGCGTGGGAGCACCTGCCGGTGCATCTGCAGCCGATCAGCCAGCTCTGCGGCCGGCTGGCCTACGAGATGGCCGACCGGCTCCCGGACGGCCCGGAACTCACCACCGGCCTCCGTAAGCTCCTGGAGGCCAAGGACGCGTTCGTACGCGCCGCCTTGGACGCCGTCCCACAAGTGGACGACCACAACACGATCTTCCCGCCAGGTGCGGGGACGAAAGGAACATAACCATGGGCCAGAGAGAGGCCATCGCCGTCGGCTCGCAGTCGCGGGCCTCCCGATTCCCGGTACGCGCCACCGAGGCGCTATCCGGCAACCGGGTCATCACCGCTCAGGAGATCGAAGACAACCAGTCGTTCGTCTTCGACCCCTCCACCACATCCCGCAACGTCGACCTGCCACCGGTTGGCTCCTGCCAGGGCGTCGAGGTGAAGATTTTCAACCTGGGCACCACCACAGGCACCCTGGTGGTCCGAACCTCCGCAGGAGCGACGATCGCGACCATCGCGGCTGCTGCTGCCGGCGTGCCCAAAGGTGGGCTGTTCGTCTGCAACGGCGCCACCTGGTTCGGCCTAGGCATCTGATGGCCCCCCGGTATTCGGTGCGGTATGCGGTGCTGCACAACTACTCGTCCACCGACTTCGGGCCGTGGGAGAAGGGCTCCACGATCATTCTGGATGAGGAGTCGGCCGAATGGGTGAACCGGGATTCACCGGGCACCCTCGCCGAAATCGATGACAGCGTGAAGCTCGTCAAAGGCCAGCCGGTGCCAGCGTCGGCGCTGAAGGGCGCGGCGCCGGCTAAGAAGGTCGCGCCGAAGAAGCCGCCGGAGGTCCCCGGCCAAGGTGCTCCGGGCGCTAAGCCGGGACGGCGTAAGTAGCCGTGCCCCCACCCTTGGTGGAACCCATACCGGGCCTCAACCCGGAGGCGGTCGAGGCCGCGGCCGATGATGTTCGCACGCTCTGCGGCTGGCATATCGCGCCGTCGGTCGAGGAGGTACTCACCGTCGACGGGCCGGGCGGCCGGGTTCTGATCCTGCCGACCCTCTGGGTGACCGCAATCACCGCGATCGTCGACGATGGGGTGACGTTGCCCGCCACCAACGCCTACACCTGGGGTGTCTCCGGCGTCGTGCGGCGCATTGACGGCGGCTTCTGGTCGACGAAGCAGCGGGCGATAGCCGTCTCGTTGAGCCACGGCTACCCCGCCTGCCCGCCGGCGGTACGCCGGGAGGTGGCCCGGGTAGCCGCCGCCCCCGCGGGGGGACCGGTGGCGCTCACCTCGGGGCAGCTCGGGCAGCTTCAGGTCAGCTACGGCGCGCCGAGCATCGACGTGCCCGCAATCGCCTCATACCGGCTGCTCGCCCGATAGGCCGGCGATGCTGCCCGCACTGTTCAAGGTTCACACCGTCACCGTAGAACCGCAGCTCGGCGAAGGCGGTCTCGGCGACGTATACGGCCCCTCGATACCGATCCTG